ACCGCCTTGGTGACATTGCCCATATGTTCGTACTGGCACCAAAGCTCAAAGCAATCGAAGCTGTGGGCCGAATCAAACGGGTCACTGGCATGGTGGCTGTAGGCGCGGCCATCATCAAATACTTTGACCCCCGCCAGCTTGGACGTGGAGTTGGGTGATAGGAAGCGATCCTTGGCGGTTTGTTTATAGCCGTACTGTTTTAACAGGCTGTGCATATCGTGCGCCTCATTAAAGGCGTCGATGACTGACGTGCCGTCACCCTTTGGCCTTGGCCTTCTGGGTGGCTGAAATTCTGGCTCACGCCGCCAAGGGCAGATCGCCACCATCTGTGGCCGAAATTTATCCCACTCGCGCCAGATTGTGAGAAGCTGGGGCGGTAGGTCTGGCAAGCCATCGAAGATAGATCGACCAGCCCACTCGTATGGGCGGTTAGTGTCTGGGTGGATCGATGGCGGCAGGACATCCTGCACGGCCCCAGCGCGAAGCTCAAAGACCACTTCGGTTTTTCTGGGATCGCCCTCAACGGGCCACGATATTTTGTGGGTGATCAGATCGGGCGGTGCCTTGAAGATTAGCTTGCCGCGATTTTCGCGCCCAATAATCTGGGGTGCCGACTGCATAAGCTCTGAAAAATCGATGCCCAGTTCTTCAAAGATCAGCTTGGTGTATTCCACATGATCGATGTCCACGGCGCACGTTCCAGACGCCCCATGAAGCAAGCCCACGTTGTGCGTTGGGTTCTGCTCGTAATATTTTCTGGCCGCTTCTGGATCAGACAGTGCCTGCTCTGGTTTCTGCCAGCCAAAGCGGGTCGGGCCTTTAGTCCCTGCTGGGATTGTGACCAAGAAAAAACCCATCTTTTCGCAATACTCTTCCACTTTTATTGTCATTTTTTTTGACCTTCTTATTTATAGACGGTGAGATAATCGCTTAATTTCCTCCAAGTGTTCAGACTGATTCGTTCATTGCCTGTCGCCACGGCCTTTACGGTGGGGTGCGACAGCCCAGATTTCTCTGCCACAACGGTCAAACGTCGATCTTGCAGGGCGTCCCGTATGGTCTCAAGAGGTATCATATCGTCCATTGTAGTCTCCTTTTTACATATTTTCAAAAAAAGGCTTTACACCATAAAATAAATTTCGTAAAGATCGGCTCGTAGAAAAAGTGAATGTGAAAAAATGGAGAACGAAATGGACAATATCAATGTCGATATTCTTGCCGCCGATTGGCTGGATATCAAAGCTCAAGAGAAGGCGCTGACCGCAAAGCGCCACGCGATTGAAGAGCAGATCGCAGCGGCCCTAGAAGTCAAAGACGAGGGCAGCATCTCGCACAAAACTGAAGGCCACAAAGTTACGCTGACACAGCCTGTCAGCCGTAAAGTTGATGCTATTGTGTGGGACAAAGTATCGAAAAAAATACCCCAACATTTGCAGCCAGTCAAACACACAATCAGCGCGGATGCCGCTGGCTGTCGTTACTTGCTGGCTAATGAGCCAAAGTTGTGGGCCAAGATCGCGCCTGCCTTTGAAACCAAAGCTGGCAAAATCGGCGTCAAGGTTGAAGTGCTTTAATGCGCCTGACTGATGTCGAGCTAGAGATGCTGATCTCTGCGATAGCGTGTGTCACTGTGATGAACGGTGATAAAAAAAGCCCAGCACAGATTAAGCTAGAGCGTAAATTAAATCGGTGGCGCGACCACCCAGACTTGGAGTTTGCAAATGAACCGCAGCATGGATGAAATTTTGGACGAGGTATTTGCCCTCGTATTTAAGGGAGATTGGTAATGTTTAAAATTGAGAAGGGGGTGCCAATGACGGCACCCTCACGGGACAGATCAGGCAAGTGGAAAGACTTGCTAGGTCAAATGGAAGTTGGCGACAGTGTTCTGCTTGAGAGCCAGACGCAAGCTACCAGCATCAGAAATACAGCGAAGCGCATGGGTCTATTGGTGCGTTGCCAACAGCAGGAAGATGAAAGTTTCAGAGCATGGAGGATTAAGTAATGGCATGTTGGGTTCGTTTGCGATCAAAAGCTGTAGGAAGGACAAATGTTGTCGCTGTTAATTTAGATCACGTTAAAATGATAGAATCATGGGGCGGTGATGATAAAGATTTAAACGGCAATAAATCATTGTTGATCTTCAATTACGTTCATGATGGATACGATTTTTTGCACGTTGTTGAAACTCAAGAGGCAATTTTGAAAGAGATGTCATCGTTGGCAGCAGACAGAAAAAGTATGGCACAGGTAGAATGGGAGAATTATAATGGCAATTGATCTTAAAACATTGAGCAAGCCATCAGGCCAGCGACCTATCATCTGCACTCTGTTTGGCGAGGGTGGAATGGGGAAGACTACATTGGCTGCTATGTTCAAAAGCCCGGTGTTCATTCGGACGGAGGACGGCACAGCCAGTCTGGCAGGCAATGACAACGTCAGCCTGTTTCCATTGGCAACGTCCACACAGGACGTGCTGGACGCTATTGAGGCGCTTGCAACTCAGAAGCACGACCACAAAACCTTGGTAATTGATTCGATCACCCAGCTTGGCACGATGATTGAAGCAGAGATTGTCGCGGCTGACCCCAAGGCCAAGTCGATTAATCAGGCTGGCGGCGGTTACGGCGCAGGATACAGTGCAGCCGCTGAGAAGCACAGGCAGATTAGGGACTGGGCGGGATCACTCGCGTATGAGAAGGGAATGAACGTCATCTTTATCGGTCATGCCGATACTGAGATGCTCGACCTCCCCGATCTGGACGCCTTCGCACGATACACCGTGCGTATGCACAAGAGGTCACTGCCAAATTATACCGACAACGTCGATCTGGTCGGCTTGATTAGGCTGAAGACATTTGTTCGTGGCGGTGACGGCGACAAGAAACGTGCGATTTCGACGGGGGAGCGGGAGATCATCTGCCACCCACAGGCGTCGAGCGTAACGAAAAATCGGTTTAACATCAGTGAGCCTCTGGCCTTCACGTTTGACCGTAACCCATTTGCAGATTTTGTAGCAGAGTGAGAAAGGAAATCACATGGAACTAAATGGTTTTAACGCAGCGACTATTGAACCAGCCGCAACCTATGAGCCGCTACCAGCGGGAAACTATTCGGCAGTGATTGTCGAAAGCGAGGAGAAGCCAACCAAGGCGATGACTGGCAGCTATTTGCAGCTTGGGCTGGAGATTGTTGAGGGCCAGTACGCTGGACGCAAATTGATAGATCGGTTGAATTTAAACAACCCCAATCAAATTGCAGTTGACATAGCACAGCGCACTCTGTCGGCCATATGCCACGCAACGGGCGTTATGACGCCCCAAGACAGCAGCGAGTTGCACGACAAGCCTTTGGTGGTGAAGGTGGCAGTCAAGGCCGCGGACGGACAGTACAGCGCCTCTAATGAGATCAAGGGCTACTCAGGTGCCAAAACCAATGGTGCTGCTACAGCGGCCCCTGCGGAGGCTTCAGCGGCATCGTCAACGCCACCTTGGAAGCGATAATCAATTTTGCGATGGGGCGGCTTTTGCTGCCCCATTTTACAAATAGAGAGGAGCCAAGATGAACCTTGAAAAATACAATCCATCGCCCACGGTCAAGGCCATTTACGAACACTACGAGGCCAGCCGCGATAACGGCCACAGGGCGCATCTGGGCGGCTCACAGATAGGCAACCCGTGCAGTCGGGCATTGTGGTATCAGTTTCGACACGCGCTATCACAGAGCTTTGAGGGGCGTATGCTGCGCCTGTTTGAAACGGGTGACCGCGAGGAAGAGCGGATCGTGGCAAACTTGAGAGCGATTGGTGTAGAGGTGTGGGAGGTCGATCCAGAAACGGGCCGACAGATAAATTACACGGCCTGCGGGGGTCACTTTGCTTTGAGCCTAGACGGCATTGGCATTGGCTTTCCAGAAAGCAAAGAGCCGCACACGCTGGAGTTCAAGACAATGAACGACAAGTCGTTTGCCCAAACCAAGATGAAGGGCGTTAGGATCAGCAAGCCGATCTACTGGGGGCAGTGTCAGGTAGGAATGCATTTGGCTGACATTGATCGTTGCTATTTTTTTGCCGTGAACAAAAACACAGATGAGATTTATTCTGAGCGGATCAAGCG